TTTTATTTCCAAAATGTTAATAAATTAATTGTATCCATTGGATACATTTGAGGTTTCTATATCTATATTTGTTACTCATAAAATAAAACCAAACGGCTTTTATGGAAAATGAAATTTTTAATGCGCTAAAAACCAAGTACGGAAAAAAGGGCTTTAGTGACAAGGCTTTGAAGGGATTAGCCAAACACCTTGCTAAAACCATAACAAAGGCAGAAGAAATCGAAGACGGTATTACCGGCATAGAACCTTTGTTAGATGTTTTCAAAGCTGAAAATGATAAAAGGGTTAATGAGGCAGTTAAAAAGGTGAAAGAAGATGCTGAAACCGGCTCAGATGAAGATTCAGATGAAACGGCTGGCACGGAGAAAAAGAAAAAAGCAGAAAAAGATGAATCCACAAACCCTAATAAGGCATTGTTGGAGGCGATCAATAAGCTTACTGAAAAGGTTGACAGTTTTGAAAGAGGTAACGTGGCTAAGACATACAGGGAAAAGGCTATTGCAATTTTGAAGGAAAAGAAAATTCCGGAAGAGCATTATACTGATTACCTGGCAGAGAAGAATTTTAAAGATATGGACGAAGTTGATGATTTCGTTCAAAAGAGAGAATCTTCTTGGACTGCTATCAAGCAGAAAATGACAAATGAAGGATTAGCACAACAACCTGCACCTGTATTCGGTGATACTATGTCTGATAATAAAGATGCATCTCCTGCTGTAAAAGAATTCTTAGAAACTAAAACTGCTGAAAAACATAAAAGTCCGCTTGGTGGTAAAGAAGTTTAACCACTAACCAGAATTTTTAATGCAAAACTTTTTAGAAACCGAAGAGTTACGCCCTATCGTGTGGATTGACAAGATAGAGGACATTCCCGGTGGTGTAGTTGTTGCAGTTGCTGATTTAACGCAGGACCATGTTGATGCAGGAACTCCAATTGGCGAAGACGTGAACGGTCTTTTCCATGTGGTGAAGACTGCTGAAATGTATGACGATGCAACAGATTCGGCAACAGATTATCCAGTAAAGAAAGGGCATAATTTTAAAGTAGGCGACTACTTTACAAATGGATTGCTCAAAGCTGCACATGCAATCACAGCTATTGTCACTACCGAAGATGACTACGACACTATTAGCCTGGGTACTACCTTAGGGGAAGCACTCGCTGAAGGTGATATTGTTTTTGAAGCACTCGCAGACTCTGCCAGTACATCTGCTTTCAAGTACACCCCGAAAGCATTGACCGGATTTGCTTTTGATATTGTCGAAGACGATAATCATTTCGTTGATGCTATCCGGATTGGTTCGCTATACGAATCACTGGCACCGCCTATACATGCGAGTATTAAGACCGCTTTACCGTTAATCATTTTCCAATAACCCTCAAAAAATAGGAGAAACAAATAATGAGAAAAAGTTTAATTGAGGGTTTTAAGGAAAAGGATATGCAAGCAATGGTCGACAAAATGACCTTGAATGCTTTTTACTACCCTACCCTTTGCCCTGAGCAGTTCAGCCCAACATTGACCATTTCCGGTTTGTCGGCTGCAACGGGAGTACCCATCATGGCTGACGTTATTTCGTTCAATGCTACCACGCCTAAGAAGGCCAGAGAGATTGTTTCGAAGTTCACCGGCTCAATTCCAAAAATCTCAATCAAAAGAGCTTTGGAGGAAGACGAGTTGAATTACCTGAACATGTTGAATCACTCTTTGAAAGCTACTAACAATCCGGAAGCTGCCAAGGCAATTTTGGATTTTGTGTACAATGATCTTGATTTCTGTTTCACAGGTGTTGGTGCCCGTTTGGAATGGTTGTTCTTACAAGGTTTGTCCAAAGGTAAAGTTACCCTGGATAAAACCAATAATGCAGGTGTTAAAACCGAAACTGCCGTTAACTACAATGTGCCTGCTGCTCAGAAAATTGGTGTTGCAATCCCTTGGACCGCTGCCAATAAAACTACCTCAACGCCAATTACGAATATCAGGACAATTGTAAAAGCTGCAGAAGCTAAAGGATACAAAATTGGTTACATCTTTATGGACCAGACTGCCTTTGACGGAATGGCAATTTCTGACGAAACTGTTGCATTCTGTGCATCCTGGGTTTTGCAAGCTACACAGCTTTCGACCACCCCTAACCTTACGTCTGTAAATGCTGCATTGGCAGGAAGTCAATTGCCTCAGATCATTTTGATCAAACAGAGTGTACAGGTTGAAATCGAAAGTGTCCGGACTACCCTGAATCCTTGGACTGACGGCATAGCAACCTTTGTTCCTGATAAGATTGTAGGAAATACCTACTATGCACCATTAGCTGAGGACATGGTACCTGAAAGTACTGCTGTTCGTGTTAAGAGGGGTTATGTCTTACTGAAAAAGTATGCTACAAATGAGCCATTGACAGAAGTTACGATAGGTATGGCAAACGCCTTCCCGTTCTGGTCTTCGGCTTTGAAGTCATACATTGTTGACACCCAGGAAACAACCTGGACATTTTAATCAATAGTTCTTTGAAGTAATGACGATTTTAGAAGCTGTTATATCAGAAATTACGCCCTACACGGTAGAGGTGTTGGTTGTCCAAAAAGCTATCCTGGATCACAGTCTTGTTGAAACGGACACATATACTGCAACTAATGTACAAAAGACAGAGGTTGCCAAGTGTGCGGTTACTGTTTTGAAAAAGATGATCTCTATGACCTCAGAGTCAGAGGGAGGTTTCACGGTACAATACGATGTTAACGCTTTACAGAAACGAATTTCTGATATAACTTCTGAATACGGGTTATCGAGTAGTTTTTTGGCAGGTCCAACGGTTTGCAGTCAAAGTCATCGCTGGTGAAAAGGTTTCCACATACTATAACCTATGAATTATCACCTTCGGGATCTCAGGAAGTTTCAGGTGATTGGACACAAGCCACAGCAGGAAACGCAATTGTTGTTTCATGTCGGGTTGAATTCAATGCAGGAGGTCGTGAGATTAAGCTTAAAGATGGTAGTATTGAAAGGTACTCTTTGAGAGTATTTATGCCGGCTTCTGCTGAAATTATTCCTGATGGTACTACAGTAACACTCAGCTATGACGGACAGACTTACACGGGCTGGGTGCTTGGATTTGTTAAAGACCAGAAACACTGTAGATTATGGGTATAAAAGCCACATTCACAAGGGAAGACGTTGCAGTTCACATGATGAAACGCCTGCAGGCTATTGAAAAGGCTGTCATATTCAACCTTCATTACCTGGGCGAGCAATGTGTTACAACGGCCCGTGTAAATGGCGATTATACAGACCATACCGGGAATTTGAGAAATTCAATAGGATATGTAATCCTGCAAAACGGTGTGATAGTAGATCAAAATTTTAAGAAATCTGCATCTGTTAAATCTTCGCAGGAAGGACCCAAGAAAGGGCTGGATCTCGCAATGGACGTTGCAAAGGATTTCTCCAAAGGATATGTTTTGATTGTGGTCGCTGGAATGGAGTATGCAACAAAAGTCGAATCTGCTGGAAGGGACGTACTTGTTTCAGCAGAATATTACGCCAACTCGGAAATGCCAAAACTACTTAAAACCCTCAAAATGAAGATTGGCAAATGAACACCTTAATAGTGCTGGATACAGTTTTTACGGTGTTAACCGCCGGAACAGCAGTTGAAGCAATAAGCGGAAAACTGTTTAAAACTACCCGCCCACCCTCTGAAAAAGAGGATATTGTTATTAATACCCTGCCAATCAACAATGAAAGTATTCAGGAGTGCACTTTTAACGTAAATGTCTACGTGCCGGATCTGAAAATTACTTATGAAGGGAAAGCAATTTTTGTCCCAAACCATAAAAGATTATCGGAATTGTGTGCGATGGCGATTGCGGATATTGAGTGCAAGCATTCAACTACATATTATATATATGTAGAAAATCAGTCAATACAGGAAGAATTGGAGATTCGTCAGCATTATGTTAATGTAAGAGCAAAATTTATTACACATAAAAGTTAAAAGGAGAAAAAAATAATGTCAAAGTTTACAGCAGGTATTGCGAAAATTGAAGTAGCCCCTATATTACCGGATGGAAGTACTGGTACGGCCTGGTCGGAATTGGGTTACACTTTTGAGGACAGCGCTAAATTGGTTCAGGCCGATGCAAGCGAAACGCCCTTATATGCAGAAGAAGTTTCTGCACCAGTAAAAATCCTAACCAAAGAAGGTGATATTTCATTTGAATGGCAGCTTATGGATGCTGATTGTGATACCCTTGCAGCCATTTTCGGGGGTACATCAAGCGTCACTTCATGGGAGGCTCCGGATGTTATTTCAGCAATTGAACAATCAGTGAAAATTACGCCCACGGAAGGCATGTCATATACCATTCCAAGAGGACGTACCATTGCAAAGTTCAACGGCACATTTAACAAAAAAGGTGTTGTGCTGATCGACATGAAAGTCACCGTTCTACAACCCACCAAATCCGGGTTAAAGCGGTTAATTGCAGCTGATATTTAAGCCTTAAGTATCAACTTTAATAAGGGACCCCTGTAAAAAGGGGTTCCTTCTTATAATTATGGAAAACAGCACAGAAACCCTTACCCTGGAAACCTTGCTTGAAAAAGGCTTAGATTTCACAATAGACAACACAGGCTGGCGCAAAAGAATAAGGAAAGCAAAGAAATATCACATTGGTCAGCCCAAGTTAGGTACCTTGTTAAATATATCCATTGAGCAACAGAAGTTTGATGTTGACTTCGATAAATTAAGTGAAAATCCTTTAGGGAATTCATTTAAGATCGTAGCTGAAAACACAGAGCCGATTTGTCGTATAGTGGCAATTGCAGTACTTAATGATAAGGATAGAATTGATGATGAACTGGATGAAATGGCTGAATATTTCAAATGGAAGATGAATCCATCTGAATTATGGCAACTTGCTCAAATCCTTACAACGCTTTGTAACACGGTGGATTTTATTCGTTCTATAAGATCGTTTCAGGGTCTCAAAATACTGACGAACCCGAAGGATCTGAATCCGAAGGATCACGGGGATTAAATAGCCCGTGGGGTATTATTGGTTCAATCTGTTCTCATTTCCATTGGTCGTATGATTACGTGCTTTGGGGTATTTCATGGATAAATATCCAAATGATGTTAGCCGACATGCCACGATACAACATTAAGAAGAACAAACCAGGTGAAAAGGATAAAAAAACAAAAACGTTCAGCTTAGGCAGTAAAGAGTTTGTTGATAAAATCAAAGAATTAACCAGGTAAATGAATACAGAAGGCGGTGCATTACATTTTGAGGCAACCCTTAACAATGACCAATTAAGGCAAAAAGTCGCTGACACTCAAAACAGGATTCAGCGACTGACAAACGTTGCTGAGAGCGAAGGGAACAAGCTGCAAGGAATCTATTCTAAGATAGGAATGATTGCCGGTGGAGCAGGACTTGCAGTTGGGTTTAAAAT